CTTGATACCAATCTTCTGCATTTGTATGATTACTACCTTGTAAGACGTTTAAGACTTTAAAATTTCCACGTCTATTTTTTAGATAGTACTCTGCATTAATATGGGTGGCTTTAACAGCATCGTTGTACGAACGTATATTCGTAGCTTCGCTCGCATCTGTATCTTGATATGTCCAGGTAGGTATATCTAGCATCATACCATAATCCATGTAGGCTTCCATCCAGTTTACAACTAGCTCTCTTTTTTTAGTTGCTAGTGGACAGGTCGGACTGGTCCAGTCGCCTTTCCAAATTCCTTTCGCAACTTGGAACCCGCCGCTGTCACCTAATAACCAAGATGTTTCTCTATTTCTATTCCGAATCATATCTTCTTTTTCTACAAATTTAGTAGTATCTAAATCAGCATGGCCTGCTGAATACAATGCCCATTTGTAGTTAAAAGATGCTTCTTTAGGATTTAGGAAATTTAATGCTTCCATAGATCCTATTCTTTTTGGAAATCGTGTAGGATCAACGTAATTTCCATACCTTTGTTTACCTATAAAAGTAGCATAAAAACCACTTATGCTAGGTAAGAATACTGCATAATCTTTTTGTTCTGTTGTTAAATCATTTATTATCATTTACTTTGTGCTGGTAAGATATAGTCATATTTGGCTAGTCCACTGTCGATAGAAATTTTCATAATGCCTTGGTCGGAAATGCTGATATAAGATTCTCCAGATAAACTTAAAATACTTTGCATCAAGTTTACAGGATAGGCCCTTGGAGTAGACAGCGTTCCACCTACATTATGTTTAAATACAAACTGGCCTTCGTGATCGTTAGATTCGCCAAACGTAAAAACTAAATTTTTTCCTTCAGTTTTTGCAACAAATACCGTAGAGTCCGAATGTGCTGCACTCATTAACTTCATCCTTGTAATACTAGCTACTGGAGGTTCAAATTCTACATTCCAATTTGCTCCTTTAAACTTTGCAGCTTTATGTTGAGAATCCATAATTTGACTGTTTACAAATTTATAATCATTTTGGAAATCTCCAATTACATTTTCAAAGTGTAAATGAGACGGATATTCGTCTCCATCTTTTACTTTTTTAACTACTTCGATTTTAGCATCTTCTTGATATTCAGGATTCTTTAGATGTAAATTTAGTTTATCTAGATAATTCATACCAAATACACCTTCAAATTCTCCAATCCGATTATGTGTTTCTGCTTGTAAAATCAAACTACGGTCTTCGGTTACTGTGCCTATGGTGGTAGTTTTTGAATCAGTTTCGACTCTAAGTACAGTAATTACACCTAATGCATGGGTGTGTGCAACAATATCTTGTAAAATATCTTTCATTGTTTCCTTTATAAATTATAGTGTTATTTAGATTTTTAAGCGGCGTTGTCAAAAGTTTTTGGTAAGTTGTTAATTATAATTTCAATCTTGTTGTCATCGTCTTTTAATTTTATAGATATGTTTTGGTGCTCTTCTACTATTGCAGTATGTTCAACACCGTCTTGCCGGATAGTTATTTCTTTAGCCTGAGACATCTTTTTAAGTTCAAGACCACCAAATATTGCATTGTGTATATCCATGTAACCACAATCCATGCCAACTCCGTACATGCTCATATCAAACCCAAATATCTGATATAAAACATATCTATAACTACCCTGTTTTTCGTAATCCCCTTTGTGTATACGTTTACAAACAGAATAGAATGCACGTTCTCTATCTTCTTCTGATAGTTTTTCCCACCAATCGTCGGTGTCAGCTTCGTATTGTTCCGTTGCTTCCTTGTATGCTCGTTGTGCCTCTAACCATTCAGGAGACTCAATAACATCTATTAGGCGTTTCTTTTTAAGTTCAACATCATGTCCGTTAAAACTTTCTTGCCAATTGTTGGCAATTTTTTTTAATTCGTCAGGAGTTTCATTATCGGTCATATTATTCCCAGTCGAAAAAATTATTAAAGGTATTATCTTGCTTAGTTTCTATTAAGTTATAGTTTAAAACACCAATAAGATTATCCAGTTTATTATCGATAATTACTTCTTCCATAGCAGCATCATCAAATGGTAGTTCTTTGAACCATTGTGGTAATCTTAGTTCGTCTGTTGGATACGCTACACTTGTAAAATTCATTGGATTTGGTTTAAGTTTGCAAACAATTACTTTCATACCGTCAACAATATCCATTGAATATCTATCACCATTCATCTTTTTCAAAGTATTCCAATTTAAACTTGCTCTTACGTGTCCTGGAAGATTTGCTTTACCTTGTTTTTCTTCTAATCTTTGGAAATGACCTATTTTATTAGCACGTTTAGGAGATCCTTTTTCCCAACCTGGTCTGCTTTTAAAATCAATACGGAATGTAGCTATCTTTTCTAGTATAGCATCTTCTGGGTATTCTTGCAATACCATCATTAAGATTTCCATTAAAAAATCTTGCATAAAACCTGGAGTATCTGATCTGCGAAGATCCAAACCCATAGCTTTGACTTTACCTGGTTTGCCATCTACGTCTTTACGATCTCCTTCCATATCATACACCAATGCGGCATATCTTTTTTTAGTAATATACAAGCCGGACTCTGCAACAATTTCTCTTCCTGCAGCTATTACAGCAGCTCTGCTTGCCGGACAATGGAATGCTTCTGCCATGAAACTTCCAAATGTTGAATTTACTGCTTCGGCAATTTGATCATATAGAGTTATTACAGATTCCTTTGACCACGGTATTTGTTTAGATTGAATATCTTCTTTAAGTACTGGGTACGCTGAAAAATAAACCGAATCAGTGTCGCCGTATATAACACTTTGTCCAACATGGTCATATTTTCCGGTTATAGTTTTGTTTGTTTCAGCACTCATGTGTTTAACAATTTGTCTACCGGTAAGCGTAGTAGATTGTCCAATGCGTTTATCAAAAAATCTACAGCCAGGATTTAATATAGCACCGTATAATGAATTTAAGTTAATTTTTTTAACTAACTGACGTTTGTCCCAAAAAGCAATTTCTAGGTTATTACCGGCTTCCATTGCTTTCTTTTTCATAGCCTGTAGTTCTTTACGTTCTGCGTACCAACGTTTTAATATACCAGGAATAACACCTTCGAACTCTGTTGTAAAAATAGTGCCATTAGCACTTAACATCCAAGGAGTTCCGCTATCAAATATTAGTTTATGTATCTCGGCACCACTCATTGTTTCTGATTTGCCATCTTCAAAATCTATAGTGATGACTACATCTCTGCGTTTTGCCATAACTGCTTCATATTCTTCAGTTCCAAAACGACCTTCCCAAGCTCCAGCGAATGATTTTTTTTGCAGTGTCATAGCCTCATGTATTACTGCGTCTGTCATTTCTGGACGTAATTGACCAATAATTGTTTCCGGAGCCATATTCAAAGCACGGATAACACTTGGATATAGACTGTTTAAGTCCATACTGGCTATCCATTTATGCACACCTTTTTTTGGAAAAGCCACGTAGGCACCTGCAGCCGCTGTATTTTCATCATCCCGTCGGGGACGATTTGGAACACGCATGCCTCTTTCGTGTGCTTCGTTTATAATTGCCTGTTCTGTTACTGCTACAGCACCCATTGTAGTTTGTAATAATACAGTATTAGCATGGGCAAGTTCATTACTTAAATCAATAAATTTAAGTTTACGATCTAGTTTATCTAGTAGTGCAACGTCTTGTCTATTGTATTCAATGAATGTTTTAAAATCATTATTGTATAATTGGTCAAGTGTACCTTCGTATACAGTTTTACGCTCACCTACTTCCATTTCGCCAATTGCATCTAGTCTATAGCTATGTCGTTCTTCGTAAGTATACTTCCTATAAAGTTCTAAACTATCTAAGTGTACACGACCGACGAGATCAAATGTTTCGGCTTTCCTGCCAAACTTTTCATATTCTCTTTTCTTAGGCAGTTGTTTCCATAAACAAAAACGTCTTGTATCATCTTTACTTAAAATCCTACTTACACGATTTACAGTGTAGGGAATATCATAACCTTCCGAGTTCCATCCGCTCAGTACATCAGCATCTTCTATTAGATCAAGGAAAGTTTCAAGCATCTCTCCTTCGTCGGTAAACAGTAATACGTCATCGCCCCAGGCAGTTACTTCATGTTTTGCTTGTTCTAATGAAAGTGTTTTAGGAGGAAGTGCTAGTGTAATCAGTACATCTAGCCACTGCAGGTTAACAGTAATTGCAGTAATAGGCATGAAAGGATCAGCAGGATCTGCGAATCCTCTATCAGGATCAAAATCAGTTTCAATGTCAAAAAATGCAATGTTTAATTTAGGAGCATCTTGATTTAGATAATGTTCACTTAAACATTGAAAAATAGGATTTACATCAGATTCAAAAAGTGTTTTATCTCTATTAATAGCAAGTTCTTTACGGAAGTCTTTTGTGCTTTTACATACAGTTTTGCTTAAAGCGTCTCCGTAAATACTTAGATGTTTACCTTTAGGATCTTTATAATAAAATGTATATTTTATAGGATATTCTACAAATTTTCTATTACCGTCATGTCTTTCAACTACACGGATAATATCTTGTTCTCTATCAAAGATAGCATCAATATAACTCATTTTTTTCTTTCTAGTTATTTTTGGCTAACCAACCGTCTACATACCCACTTAAAGTTTAGGTGCTAATAAACAAGCAAATATTTATCAATACCATTCCATTGCCCTGCCAAAACCAAATACGTGTAAACATGCAAAATAAATAGTCATTACTAATGGCCACCCTACTCCTCGCCTAACAAATGCAATAATACTAAACACTGCTCCTGTAAAACTAACAGGATATATTAAATGCATAGGAGGATGTTGTGCAGTCACAGATATCCATGTCATGCTAGTAAAAACACATATACTAGCTATAGTTTCAAAGTAAAATGCAGTCCTGTCACTAGTATAACTCCTAATCCAAAAATCTTTTACTTTTTGCCACATCAATGATCCTTGCCTACTGTAGCTACTAAGGTTTCTAAATCTTCGAACTCGTCAGCAACACGATGCCAATCTGCTTTATGTGCAATCTTAATCGCTTTGTTTATTAAACTTGGTTTTACATTAAGTTCTTCTGCTACTGCTTTTACAGTATCTTTTAATCCTTCTTGTAGATCTTGAATTTCTTGTAACACTGTACAACCCTCGTTGACTAGTCTTTCTAGCTTTGCTTTTTCGTCAATACCATAGACTCTATCGCTCATATTTCTCCTTTAAATAATTAATTATAGTGGTTAAAATCTTATTTGTCAATATTATTCTGATTTCCAGTAGTACTCATCTGTGTCGCCAAGTCTATATGTGTAACCATTTTCTACTTGATAGAATTGAGTGCTTACTTTGAAATCTGGATTTTTAGGTTGTTTTGGGGTTAAACTGTTGTCGTATACACGCATTCTATTGTTCGGATAGGCTGCGTATTGTCCGTTCTCTAATTCAAGTATATTGAAACTTTTATGTT